TCATACTTCTATTACCTCCGTTTTCTTCTTAATAGCCTGCAAGAGCTCATGCCCTTGACTTGTGATGACAATAGCGCGTTTAAGTGGTGCTACCTTGGCAAAGCAAGTTTGACCAATCTTTGACGAATCCACCAAGACATAGGTTTGTTTGGCATTCTCTAAAATAGCACGCTTCACAGCTCCCTCCTCCATATCTGGAGTCGTATAATAACCATCGTCGACACCATTCATCCCAATAAAGGCACGGTCAAAGTGCAATTGATTGATTTGGTTAAGAGCAACACCGCCGATACATGCATCTGTTGCCATCTTGACACTTCCTCCAACCATGACAGTTGGAATCTGCTTTTCAACCAACTGAACCGCATGGTGAATGGAGTTGGTCACAACTGTGATATTCTTATTAACCAATTCCTTGATTAAAAAAGCAGTTGTCGTTCCAGCATCGATAAAGATAACATCTTTTTCCTTGATAAGAGAGGCTGCTTTCTGAGCCAGTAACTTCTTCTCTTGAAGGTTTTTGACAGATTTTTCTTGGATGGTTTCTTCTTCCTGCAAGGAGTGAGGTAGTTCTGCTCCACCATGCACACGGCGAAGCTTGTTTTCCGCCTCCAACTCATCCAAATCTCTTCGTACCGTTGATTCTGATGTTTCTAATAGACTAACCAATTTTTCTAGGGAAACTACATGATGTTGATTTAACTCCTCTAAAATCAGTTGCTTCCGCTCCGTTTTTAACACCAAACCACCTCCTGTTATCGTTTACACTATTCATTCTAGCACATTCTCTACCAAAGTCAAGCATTTTTTATCACTTTCTTTCAAATTCTATCATTTTTCTTATTTCCAAAATTTTTATTGCAAGATAAGTGGCTTTATGGTAGACTATTTGAGTAAGTATTGGAAGATTACTCAAGAGGCTTAAGAGGCCGTGTTGGAAACGCGGTAGGCGTATAACAGCGTGCGTGGGTTCGAATCCCATGTCTTCCGTAGAAAAAAGAAAAACTGCACCTCAATGCAGTTTTTTATCGTTCTAAGAACAATATCTAGAAATGAAAGGCTGAGTTACTCTAACTATCACACCATATTTTTCTGTATCCTTCCCTATCCTAGAATCACTTTGATTTCATCAAAAAACAAGTAGTTTATTTTGACTACTTGTTTTTCTTCTAAATCTTGTGATTAGATATTGCTTTTATCTTTTTTATCTGAAGATTTGTCTGTTGATTTATCAGTGGATTTGTTTGAAGATTTATCAGAAGACTTGTCTGTTGATTTATCATTAGACTTAGTTGAGTTTTTACGGACAATTTTATCATAACCTTCTGTATCATCAAGCAACTCTGTTGCCAAAGTACGGTAATCTTCTTGTGAAATCAGCCAGTTTCCATCCTTATCCTTAGTTAATTTGATTTCAGTATCAAAATCACCAGTAGTGAAAGGTGTATGAGCTAAGTTAGGATCAACGTCACTGTAGGTTGAGAAATCTTTCTTAAATAGATGCTCAAAAATCCAGTAAGAAACCAATGTTTGGTAACGCTTGATGTCAACGTTTGAACCAGCTTGATTGTATTTACCTAGGTTATCAACACCTCCAATAAGAGTAGTGAGAACTTCCCTTGTAGATGAAGCCAATCCTTTAGAGTGTAACTTCTTAGAGTTGAAAGTAACAGTCGCTGTATTTCCTGATTCATCAACCTTCACGTCTTTAACAGTGTAAGAACCGATATCTTGATATAATCTACGTCTCATCTTCAAGAAACCTGAAATGGTTTCTTCTGGAGTTTCTACAGGGAAATCTTTGTGCCATTGTACTGAGTAGGTAGATGCAGGTGAAAGACCTTCTTCTTTGATTTTTTCACTTGTTTGAACTGCAAATACGGCCTCAGTCCATTTTTCATAAGTGTCGCCATAAATCTTCTTAAATCGAGCAGAGTCGCTAGTAAGAACTGAGTCTAAGAGAATCTCAGCATCCTTTGTAACCTTTTCTTTAACTTCTGCTGCCTCATCCTTCTTCTCAACTTGTTCTGTATTCTCCTTGTTATCAGAAGAAGCTTCAGATGACTGATTAGAAAATACAGAACATGCACCCAAGACAACCGTCGAAAGTGCTAAGATACTTAGTAACTTGATCTTTTTCATGTTTCACCTCATTATGAAAATTTACTCTTGGAGACTACCTCCAAGGATAGTTGTTTAGAAAAACACTGGGTTTATCTAACGGAGAATGGAGGATTCGAACCCCCGCGCCAGTTACCCGACCTAACGATTTAGCAAACCGTCCTCTTCAGCCTCTTGAGTAATTCTCCACTAACATACTAGAATAAATAGGATACAACGAAGGATACAATTTGGAAAAAATCTACTGTATACCTGTTCATAATGGAGCCGGTGGGAGTTATTAAAACCTTATTAGATCGGCTTGTAAAAGGATTGTTGTATCCTTTAGTGTATCCCTATTAATTATTTGACTAGTTTCATTTTCAAACTATTATACCATGAGAGCCTTTTTCAGACAAATAAAAACCGTGATTAGCTCACGGTCTTATGTCTCGTCCGATTCCATCTCATACATCCGCACAGAGTGCAGCACGAGATCACGATACTTCCATGTTGATACCAGGTACTCAATAACCTCTTGATCCTCTATCTTACACTCCATGAACAGCAACAGCTTGACCGTGTATTCATTTTTCAAAATCGGCACAGTGTAAGTCACATTCACCCAATGCTCGAAACCTAAGTCAGTCTGCTCTATGCTCGCAAGTTCAATCTTTAAAATGTTCATGTTTTCTTCCTCCTACTTATCTATTCGTAAAAAAATAAAAAACAGTGAAAAAATCACTGTTTTATTTGTAACCATATTCGATTTCAGCTTCACGGCGCATTTTCGTAGCCTCTTCAAGAGATGAGGTGCTGCCTAAATACTTTGGTTTCTTATCAACGTTGATGAATACTTGATATCTCTTCTTTCGCTTGTTGAAATAGACACCTCGAACACCAGTGCTACTCCTAACAGTTGGTTTCGTAGATTTTCGGCTCTCTGGATCTCGAATAGAGTCCATATAGCCCTTAGATGCGCCACGTCTACAACCGCATGAAGTCTGATGACTGATTAGATTATTATTGAGAACCACGCTCTGACCACAATGCTTGCAGATACAGTTCCACCATACGCGCTGATTCTTAGAATATGCTCTGTCAATAATCTTGAAGTTATCCGTTTCAGTTCCTGATAGGTCTTTGAATCGGCCACGCTTCTTCTCGTCGTTAAGACACCCGCAAGATTTGGTTAGACCGTTTTTTAATCTATATCCGAGAGCATGATATAGATTGCCACAATCACATTGACAGAGCCATTTAATTTCTCCTTTAGAAGACCTCGTCCCGTCATCTTCTACGACAACGAGACGATTGAACCTCCGCCCGACTATATTCTCCCTCATCGGATGTTCTCCAAGTTCTTCTCAATCCATTCAAGTCGATTTTGACGCCCTGCAGGAATTGGCCGAGGGTCACGAGAATAGTTCTTGAATCGCATTTGAAGCATGTATGAGCCATCTTCTAGACTGCTACTTTCCAAGGCCACTTCCAAATAAGCGCTACATATCCAATTCCCATCAGCAGTATATATGCGACCTGCACCGCCGATGATGTCTTCACGGCTATTTTTAATCCATTTAATAAGTTGTTGCTTCTTAAATTGGTCATAGTAAGCGTGAAATGTCATGTTCATCTTAAGCGAATTATTTAGATAGTAACGATTTTGAGCCTTGCCAATCATGGCCAATTCAAAGTCTTCAAATAAGTGATCAAGCATAGCGTTGACTCTTGCAGCACCCATCTTCTCAATCGAAGTCTCACCACTCTTAAATCTCTGCCAGTTGGCATCAGTGAACTTGATACCTGGTAGTTTATAGAAATCATTCTCATATCGGAAGTATCGTCCTACATATTCCAAAATTAGGTCTTTGATGTCGTTGTTAATTTCCATGATTATATACCTCTGTTCCTTTGATTAAGCCCACGCTTTTTCAGCGATGTAGTATGTGCCATAGTTAGAACCGTCTGCAATGACTTCGATGCCGTAGTAAGCGCCAGCTTTGTGCATCACTTCGTTGAATTTTACTTCTTTAGCTTCGCCGAGCATATTAGCGTATCCATATTTACCAGCTTGGCGCATTTTAGCTTCAACTGCACGCCATTGTTTTAAGTTGTGGTGTTCTGTTTCTTCTTGTTCTGATTTAACGATTCCCCATGCGATTTTTATAGCTTCTGCGATATATTCAACTGTTGAACCGCCGAATCTTTTAGCGCCACGTTTTGCTATTTCCCATGCTAGTGTCATTACTTCTTTTTTCATTTTTGATCTCTCCTTTATTTATCTTACAAGTATATTATATATCATGTAAGATAGTTTGTCAACTAAAAATACAAAGAAATTTAAAGTTTTTTTATTTTAGAAACTACTTTCAGAGCAAACAAAAAAACCGCAAGCCTGAGCCTGCGGTTTTAGTGTAATCTATTTGAAAGCCTTTCTGTTTTATTTTTCTTCTTTTGGTTTGTCAACGACGGTCACAAGACCATCTGGTTCAGTTTTGAATGCTGGATCTGTGTGAAGTTCACCATTTGCTTTTAGATAGTACCAGCCATCGCCAGACTTGATAAATTGCTTAGATAGCATATAACCATCTTTTTCTTCCATGAAATACCAGGTTTCTCGATATTTCACCCAGCCAGTAGCCATGCGGCCGTCTGACTTGAAGTAATACCAGCGGTTATTAAGGAACATCCACCCTGTGACCATTGCGCCACGCTTGTCGAGGTAGAACCAGTCTTTTCCATCATTGAACCATCGATTGATTAAGCAGTAGCCACGTTCGTCAAATCGGAACCATTCGTTGTTGATTTGTTTCCAGCGGTTTGTAGGATAAGAGCCATCTGACTCCTCCCACCACCAGCCGGTGCCATTTTGTTTCCAACTAGCTTCAGATAGACCGCCTTCGATGTCTTTCTTGAATTGCTCACGACTGATGCCCCATTTGGCCAAATAAGGATAAGGGTCAACGTGGTCAGAGTAGTTTCGAGGTTGATTATATGTACAGTATTGATGTGTCTTGATACCTGCTAGACTGTCAGAGTCCAGCGTTTTAGGAATACCTGCTTCATCAGCAAGGTTCCGCAAAAGCTCAACGTAGAGCTTGTAATCGCGCATGAATTCTTCCTTTGTTTCATGACTTTCAATAAGCTCAACTTGGCCGTATCCTTCAACGTTCCAGCCACCTCCTACGTCGTAAGCCCCCATGTCTGTATACCAGGTCTGCATCACACGGCTGTTACCTACAACGTGTGAGAAAAATCCTGAATCAACAGGACGGCGCATGTGGTAGTCTGCTTCATTTTGTGCCGTCGAGTTCGGGTTCCCTGTTGAGTGCGCATGAATTTGTCTGTATGGTTGTTCCCCAACTTGTGGAAGGTCAGTTCTCAGTCTACTTGTATCGATATCCATCCTTATTCCCCTTTCCAGGCTTCGTTCATGCGTTTCACTGCTGACTCGATAAATGTATCGAGGTCTTTATCTGCCATGCTGATGTTATATTTTGTGAGCTCAGCTCTGACTTTATCACGAGCTTGCTCCAGCTTTTCTTGACCTTTATAGCCCGTTTCAGCTGCTACCTGTTCCACAGCATTGACCGCATTTTGGGCCAAGATTTCAACGATTTTGATAGTCTTTTCTCCGCCTTTTTTGACAAGAAAATCCTTAATAGATTTGACTGCGATACCAGCCAAAATGACAAGAATGCTAATTGCTCCATTTGCGATAATTTCATTGATTTGTTGCATGTGTTATTCTCCTTTGTTTTTGTCGTCATCTTTTTCAAGCAAGCGCTGAAACGCTTTTAAAATTGGCTGAAAAAGAGTGACATTTCCTTTTAGTTTGCGGTAATTTTCAATGAGGGATTGAAAAGTAAATACGATGTATCCGAGGTAAATTGAATACAAGAATGCGAAGCCTGATTTTTCAGGCAAGAGTACAGACATCGGAATGAGGATCATCAGCAAGAGGACTCCTAAAATTTTGCGAAGAAGTCCATTAATGCCGATTTTGCTCTTATACTCGATGTCAGGATTGGCAATAGCTGCAATCGTTCCAGTTAAGAAATCAATGATTTCCATCGAAACAATCAAAGCCAGAGCGTACAAGACCAGTCCGTCCTCAGTCTGGACTACGCTTCTTAAAAAATTGAAAAATTCGATTTGCATACAACCTCCTTAATCAATTCGTGGCATGACAACCGTCAGAATACCCTTCTGCAACATTTCAGCAAGAGGTTGCTCTTTCCAAGTATAGCCTTCAGATGGTTGCATCTGGAATTTCAGGATTGTTTGTGTCTCCTTCGGCCATTTCGGGTTCGTATCGTATGGATAAGGCATCGATACGATATCACCGTTCACATAACGACGGTCTTTTACAAGAGGTTTGATGAACTGTGCAACCTTGCTATAAGTGTTCGTTGGCATGCCACCATTCTGACCAATCGCAAGCGCAATGAGGACCTCAGTAATTGCTGATACGCTATCGATGTTCTCTTTGTTTGCAGAGAGGTCCGTCTTAGCTTTGGCCAAGGATTGAACAGCTTGTTCAATCTCAGCTTGTGCCTTTACGATTGCAGAACCTGGATCTAACTCTGCCTTGATGATATCCAGCACCGCTTGAATCAACGTGTCTTCTGGTTCATTCGTCCGGTCTCCCGCTAACTCACGCATGTTCGTGCTGTAGCGACTGCCTTCCGACAGACGGATTTCAACCACGGTCTTGAGGTTATCCCCAAGGCCACGAGTATAAGGTTTTCCTGCCAATTCATAATTGTTAATTGCCATTTGTCATTTTTCCTTTCGCTTCTTCAAATTTCGCTTTCAGCTTTTCGTCAGAGTCAATGACCTGCTTCATCTGCTCAAGCTCCATAGCGGTCACTGTATAGAGGGCTTCCAGAGTTGCTGATTGAGTAGCCTCTTTGGCAACTCTCTCACTTAGCGACTTAATCGCTAGACTGCTGATTTGTTTGTCCTGTTCTGTCATGTTTTTTCTCCAATTTATGTATTTTTTGATTGAGTTCTTGAATGGCCTTAATCAAGTAAGGCACCAATTCAAATGTTCGATACGAGTATACGCCGTCAGGATTTTCAAAAAATGCTTCAGGAGCGTACGTCTGGACATCCTGCGCCATAATACCGCATGAGATATCTTCAATCTTTCCGTCATACTCTTTGCGATAAGAGTACGTTTTGAGTTTTTCAATAATATCAAGCCCTGAGACTGTACTGGCTTCGATATTGTGCTTGTATCTACGGTCAGAGATTTCTTTGTTCATAGGAATCCAGTCGGAACCTCCGCCAGAGTAATAAAGATATAAGTAACCGTTATAAGGTTCAATGCTTGAGTATTTTGGTGATGAAATCCAGTAACCGTGTTTCCCTGAATTCTCATTGTCGTAGTAAATATATCCAGTTACACGCAGATTTCCATTTATTACAGGAGTATTCCAAAAACGAGCTTTATTGTAACAATACATTTCGCCTGATTCTTTAACGAACCAAGCATGATTTCCTGGACTATCCCATGTCGTGCCCCAATTGACCCAGAGAGCTGTTTTCCCCCAACTGCCAGAACCATTGCTCATCCCTACAAAAAATTGATTCTGGCCAGTTAGCCAATAAGTTTTTGGATCTTTATCATGTGTACCAATTTGGAATCCACCAATTTTCCCTTTGTAACCTTCGAGCAAGGTCGCAGATACTACAACTGACCGAAGCTTGTTGATGAAGGCCTCTTTAGCAGCAAGCGTATCCGTGAAGATATCGCTTGAAACGAACATTCGAGCCATTGCCTGGTCCATAATCAGCTTGTCTGCTGTAATAGTCCTTGAACCGATGATTTCAGCGTTCAGCTTAGCGAAATTACCCTCACCCACGAACAATCGCTTGAAATAACCATCAATGGCTGTCAGTTCATCAAGTAAGGTCTTACCCTTCAGACGAATCTTTTCAGCTTCAATCAAAATTTGATTGTTAGTCGCATTGATTTGCGAGATAATCGAACCAGCGCTTGTCAGATTTTGGATTGCCCACGAACCAGCAAGTTGATTTTGAACCGTGCGAACAGCTTCGTCAGTGTCTTCAGGGGCTAGAGTGAATGGTGTTGCGTTGCTTCCAGTTTCAAATTTTATCTCTGAAATGTAAAGGTTTATTGATTTTCCGGGATTTCCATAAAACATCAAATTGATTTCATCGATATCAACTGGTAACTCATAATTAAAACTAAGCTTTTTATAAGTGGATGCAGTTATGTCGCTATTTGGAATACTCTTCCACGACTGTGACTTTATGGCACCACCCTGTCTATAATGTAATCCGAAATCAAGACCAGAAAAAGTATTGTATCCATCTTTTGAAATCAAAAAAGAAAGAGTGATTTTGTCGGATTTTTTTAGTTCGATTTTGAATGTCTGTTGCAATCCAAAATAACGAGCATTTATAGATGTACCATAAATATGCACGCCCGATTTATTTCGATTTTGCGATGAATGTTCATAGTTGAAATTCAATCCCGAAGCGTTCATTTCTTTCCAATTTTTAGAACCATCCCTAAAATCAGCATTCTTCACATAATTTCGGCTATCTCCGACATTTTTAGCCACCTCAACCTGGAACAACTGGTTAGTCAGAGTCATCCGAGCAACCTTTTCAGCGATGTCAGACTCGCTACTACCGATAATGCGCTCATAGAGCTGATTTGTTTCTTTCACTCGCTGAAATTCGACAAGGTCTGCCTTGTTATCAAGCTGCTGTCTCACTTGCTCGCTGATTTGCTTCGCCTCTTGAGCAAGCAAACTACCTGCTCCCGCGTTTCTCAAAGCTTCATCGGCCTTTTGCTTGATTTCATTCAAACCTACGTTATCAAAATCACGAAAACGTTGGTCGATTGTCTCTGTCAGACTTTTCTTGACCTCTTCAACTTTGGTTTTGGCCAGTTCGACTTGGTCGTTAAAGTCATTCTTGAGTTTCTCGACTTTCTTGTCAAAGCCTTTGTCTGCTTCTTCAATTTGGTTTTGAATTTGTTTCTCAAATTCGCTGAATTGCTCAATCTTCTTCGTGATCGTTCCCGCGTATGAATACTGCGCATCATTTCCGGATTTACTATCTGCGCTGATACGACCACGCAGACCGCCCTTAAATGTGAATGATTTGCTCAAAATAGGCGATTTGAACGTCTCACCCTTGTTCGTCTTGATGGTTACCCACTGACCAACATCAAGCAAAAGATGACCTTGGTAATTCAAATTGAACGGATAATAGCGGATATCCTTGATGCTGTGATAGAGGTTATCCAACATCGATTGAGACATAAATAGATTATCCAATTCCAGTGATCGACCAGTACGCATACCGACCGTGAGAGTCTCTTTATCTTTTTTACAACTTATCCCTGCAATCTGATACTGAACTTCGCTTTTGGTCAATCCGTGCATGAAGTAGCTATCTGCAGTAATCACGATACCTGAGTCAATCAATCCTCGAATTTCAAGGTTGCCGTCTCGATTAAAAAAGCAAGAGCGACCAAGGATTTGAGTAGCAAGGCTCAAGACGTCCCGATAGGTCATTTTTTTGCCATCTGGGTTCTTATCGATGTAGTAAACTTGCCCAGTTAAATCCGTAGCATCAAAATATGCATCTTCTAGCTTAATACCAGTCTGGCTTGCAATCTCAGCCACGACCTTTTGGATAGGCGCTGGATAAGTCAAAGACGACTCATATGGTCGATTGAGCTTAAACATCCCGTCCATGAGTTCTAATGTAGTAGTGTTACGATTTCGGTCAATCTCAATATCGTTGATAAAGTATTCACCCATTTTGACCCATTCGTAGGTTCCGTCTACCAAAAGACCAATTTCAGGGTAAATCTTATCTAGTTTATTGAATGTTGTGATAATACTTGTAAAAGTAATCTTACCACTACCAGCACACGTTCCGCCGGGCTTATAAGCATCGCCCTTGATATAGCCATAATCAAAACTAGCTTCTTTGATATCACTTGATTGATACTGTCCCACTCTGATAGCAAGGGTGCGGTTCCTAGCAAACATTGCTTCATCGAATTTCCTACGTCTGAATATATCCATGTTCTTCCCCCTACCTTTCTATCAGATTAAATTTAGCGCCTGACCATGGCTTGAGCTCGTTTGTAAACGAATAACTTGGAGCCGTTCTGTCCCCAACGTAAAAAGTCTTTGTGGTTTGACCAACCATTGGATCTGGATAAGATACCGTGAAAAATTCAGATGATACGGCATTTAAAAGCTGACTCATTTCATCCTGAGTCAGCATACCCCATTCACAATCTAATTTTCGTTTAGTCGTGATACGGTCACGCACCATTTCTCCGTTAGCATTTCGACCTGTTTCTCCGTCAATATCCTGAATACCGACTTGAAAAGATTTGGGAGGCTTAACAGCCACCCCATTGATAATTAAGCGTGCCATTTTACCTCCCCTTAAATGTTAAGCAAGACTTGTCCCGCACGTTCTTGTTCTCGATTGATTTCTTGGATGGCCACACGCCCAAATTCGTGTCCACCGACCATGATGACGATGTCGCCGCTACCGCCGAAACCTCCAGACTGTGGCAAGCCACCACCCAGAGCGTTTACGACCGCACCACCTACGATGCGACCCATAGTCTGCAAGAAACCAGTGTTTTCAAGTGGCATGACCACCTCTTTACCAGCTTCACCAATCATGGCCACGGTTGGACTATCGACGATACCACCACGGGCAAGGCGAGGGAGACTTACATAGCCAACGCTACCAAGAGAGACGCCCGGAATCTTGTTAATTAGACCGATAACACCGTTAATCATTCCGATAAAGCCGTTCACCACATTTTCAATCGTTCCAAGAACCGCATTAACTGCGCTCTTGAATGCGCCACCTACTGCGCTACCGACCATTTGACCAGCGTTGACAAAGATGTTCTTAACCGTGGTCCATACGCCAGAGAAGAAGCTACCAATCGTACTGAATGCATTCTTGACCGCTTCAAATGCTGTTTTGAAGATGTTCCCAAACCACGTTGCAACATTAGCAAGCGCAGTTGTCACATCGTTCCATCGCTCACCGAACCAGGTGCCGATTGATGAGAATACATTCGTTAACGCGTCCCAAGCCTTTTGGAACATATCACCAAACCATTTAGCCACGTCAGCTAAAACAGTTGTGATATCGTTCCAGCGTTCTGCGAACCATTCTCCAAGCGGCGTGAAGATGGCCACGATACTGTCCCAAATTCCTTGGAAGATGGAAGCGATACTATCCCAAATAAGTTTTAATATCGCAACAATCGAGTCAAGCATAGCCATGAATAAAGTCGAGATAATATTCATGATGGCATCACCAGTCTCTTTGAAACCGTCAAAAATCTTTGTCATATCACTGGTAAGGATACCCGTGATAATATCAATTACACCTTTGAGAAAATCAGCTAGGTTACCCAATACATCAGCTATCGTGTTGAAATTGATGCGGAAGAATTCAGCAACATATTCAATCGCAGGAGCAAGAACTCTTGTCAATTGCTCAACCATAAAGCTGATAACTGGCGCTAAATAAGCATTGATGACTTGTGACATTTCTTGGAAGCTCGCGACCATCTCCAAAATCTTCTGGATCATTGGCGAGATATGCTTGCCGATTGTGTCCGAGAATCCTTGACCGAGTTTCTCTATAACGGGTTGAATATGATTGTTCCAACCTTTTACAAACACGCTAACAAAACCAGATATAGCCTTAGTTGATGACTCAATCGTCGGACGAATGTATTGATCATACACTCGACTAATTGAGTCGACCATATCATTAATTGCCTTTTCAGCGCTCTCAAAAATTGGAGCGATACCTGTTAAGGCATTTGAAAAAGCCTCGGCAACGCCAGGCATGTTATCCGTAACAATCTGTTCAATACCTTTTAGCAGGTCACCGCCGAATTTGAAGCCAATCTCCACGATGCTGGCTTGAATAGCCAGAACAGACGATACAATCGCACTTCCAATGCGAACGGCACCAGTCGATGTTATGACGTCATAGAAACCATCTGCGAATGCTTGAGCGATGTTTCCGGCTGATGCAAACATATTGCCCGTGTTCTCGAATTGAGCCACAAGCGAGCGAATAATACGCTCTTTTTGACGTCCTAGACCGTTTGCTATACTTTCGGCAAGGAAAACACCGATACCAATTCCGACCGTTGCTAGAGAGCCTGTAATCTGTCCTAGAGAATATGCTATCTTCCCAGCCATGCCATTAAAAGCATTGACTACCCGTGGATCAGTAGCAATTTCTTCAAGTGTAGTCTTGATTTGACCAAGACCAATCTTGATACGTTCTAAACCTTCGGCTCTGAATGCAGCAGTAAAGCCTTTGTTAAAGAGGTCGGTTAAACCTTTTAACTTATCTCCAAGACCGTCGAAAATGCTCTTGAATTGGTTATCCATGTCGGTTAAGGCCACTTCTGGCAAGATGTCTTTGAAAGGTCCACTACCGCCTTTACCTTTCTTACCTTTGCCTTTACCTCCACCGCCGCCTGAACCGCCAGAGCCTCCGTCGTCCGAATCGTCTTTCTTGTTCAAGAGCGTGATTTCGTCAAAACCGGCTAGCCCAAGCAATTCTTTGACTGCTTTCTTCGCATTTTTGGCAGAATCTCCGAGGTTGTCAGCTAGACCGCCTGAAGCATCGTCTGCGTCACCCATGGCATCTGCGAGGTCGCCTGCGCCACCTGCTGCATCTTGTAAGGCTCCGTTCATGTCACCGACTGCGCCAGCTACACCGTCCTTAACAGTCGCTTTCTTATTAAACATCAAAGCGATGAACTCAGCGAGTTTAGCAGTCACGTTCTTCAAGACCATAGCGAACGAGTTCAAGACTGGCATGATAGCATTGATAATCGGCAAGAATGCGTTACCTACGTTTAAGGCAGCATCCTTAAGCAATGATTTAAACAAGCTAATGCGTCCATTGACTGACTGTGACAAGGTCGTGCCATACTTGGCAGTTGCTTGTTCCAGGATAGCCATGAGACGGATTTGTTGCTGGGTTTGATAGTCGAGTTGGTCCCAACTTTGGCCGTTCGCAAAACGCTTGAACGCTTCTGTAGATTGAATCATCGCCACATTTACGTTGATTCCTAGGTCCTCAATTGCTTCCGTGTTACCTAGCAAACCAGAGCGAATACGCTCCATAACGTCTGTAATGCTACGACCCGAACCCTCTGCTACTACTGCAGATGTCTGAAGCATCTTAGCAGTGTAGGCGCTCAACTTGTTTGAGTCTTTGATAAAGCCAGAAAACAGGTTTGAATATACCGCCCCGTATTTCGTCGCTTCACCAACGCCCATGTTCATAGCGTTTGCGTTATCGTTGACCCATTTTAAGAATGTCTGTGAGCTCTCGCCCATTTGGCGCTTGATTTGGTTAATCGATGCTGTGACTTCCAGAGCCATCTGCGTAGAGTACATGCCGACATCAAGCAACTTCTTGCCAAGATAGGCAAATCCAGCGAATTTGGCTAATTTACCAAACACACCTAGCATTGAGCCAGACTGCGCCTTGATTTTGTCAGTTGATGACTGTACTTTGTTAGAGGCATCTTTGACCTTATTCTCGATTTCTTTCATCTTGCTTTTGAAAGGTCCGATTTCAGCATCAATCATAACCTTGAGCTCGTCAAGAGTAACTCCCATCTATTCTCCTTTCATTTTCATTTTTCGATTATGGCTTTCAGCAAACATGCGCATGTGTTCCTTGTGCAATTTCAACTCTTGAGCCAATCTCGCTTGTTCAACCTGCTCTCGCTCTTTCTCAAAAAGTTCAGGGGCATAGTCCCATACTTCAAGCGGTTTGGCATCTTTTGAAAGCAATAAAGAAACGTTATTTGCTATCATCTGTGAAAGTCTGTAAGATTCAACTATTTTTTCTTTTTGCTTTTGGATTGTGACACGATTATAGCTTTCAATCATTTCTCTGATTTCAAGCACCGTTAAATCCCAAAAATCGAGAGGCTTGCCCCCAATGTCCAAAAACATTGGGTATAACCTCTCGACCATTTCTTTTACTGATGTAACCGTAGTCTCTTCTATTCGACTACTTCCATTTTGGCTTTGGATTTCTTGGGAGTTTTCTTCTTGCCTTCCTTCTCCCGTGGCATAAAACCCGATACTTGAAGCATCGGCAAGATAACATCTGCCATGAATGCTGCCTGATCTCCACCGTTATCGACATAATCGTCATAAAGGTCAGATACATCTTCAAATGAGAGTCCATGCTCGAATTTTTGAAGCGCTCCATGGGTTAAAAGCAACATGACTTTCAGTGGTGGCAAAGCAAAGGCTTCACCTTCAGCGGGCATGAACACCTTGAGCAAGTTTGCTCCGATTTTTTCTTCAACTTTGGTTGCTTGCAAGGACGTGAGGCGGAGCTTCAACTCCTTATCCTCACTAACTTTCCAGGTTGCGTATGGTAGAGCCATCTATTAACCTCCAATTCCGTCTGTGAATGCAAGTTCAGACTGTAATGCAATCTTGAGCGTGAATTCGATAACAGAGTTCACTCCGCCACCACCCAATTTAACGGATACTTGGCCTTCAAATGTGACCTTAGTACCATCTGGGTAGGTTTGTTCAAAGTAGAGTTTCTCCTTGTTGTCTGCAGCATTACGCAAGACACGGTAAGGTGAAGTGGCAGTTGTGTTGTCATAAGCGAATTTGTACTCAAGTTCCCCAGCATCACCAATACCAAATTCGTATTTCTTAACCTTGTCTGCAAGAGTTGTATTCTCGACTTTTTCAGGTTCAATACCAAATTCAGGTACTTCTTTCAAACCTACAAGATTTTGATAATCGCCTTTAGTTTTACTAAAAGCAAGCTTAATTCCGTTTGCTAACATGTATTAATTCTCCATTCTGTATTGATAAACCAATTGTGAATTCAGGTCAACGATTCCCTCGAAGCGCATCAACTTGTGACGCAAATGCGACGGATCAGGTACATCCTGACAATCAGTTCTTCGCAACCCTAAAGATGCGAAGATTTCATTGATTTTGACTGCTAAATCGCTTGTGCTATCTTTGTCGAAGATATCCACTTTATAGCGAATATGCGACTTCTTCTCTTGGTCGTCGAACCAATCACCCGGTTTATTTTGTTCTTCCAAAAAAATGACGACTGGAACATTCTCCCAGTCGCTCGGATAAGTATCGGTCACGTTATCTGCGACCTTTTGCAATTCTTTGTAAATTAAAGGCTTAATGTTAATCATTTTATCTGTTCTCTTATCTTTCTACTAACGTATTTTGAGATGTTGCTTGACACACGGTCGTGGTTATCTTTCAAAGCAGGATACAAGTAAGGTTGCGCAGGTTGACCATACATCTTGTAAAACTCACCTCTTTTCGCAAAGTGGTAAGGTCCTACGTTGATTTGGTCTTCATGTACATACCAAGGGCTAGACCGATAAGACACGCTAACTTCGGGGGATGCGCCCGAGTGGTTAGCCTGCCCTTTCGGACCCGTTCCGAGTTCGACATAGGCAGCGTGGTCTGAATTTGTAAAGACTTCACCCGATATCTTGTTGCCATTTACTTTTAACCGCACTCTGATGCTATTTCTCAACTCGCCCTCATTCGCTGGTGCTCCGAGTTTCGCTTCAGCTTGTACGACTGTTTTAGAAGCATACAAGACCGCTTGTCCTACTATCTTGTTGCTCTTTGCACCGTACAGCTTACGGCATTTAGCGATTAAGCTATTTGCTCCGATTAAACCTGACACGTTCTAACTCCAAAACTTGATGATGACTGTACACTTTCTTTGAGATAACTCGATGCGTGACGTCCGTCTTGCTATCAATACAGACACCATCTTTCACGTTAATATCTGCATCCTTGCTCGTATTTGCATTCAGGATATCGTTGATACGGTCTCCGTAAATCTCAGATTGTAGCTTGCTTGTCGCTGGCCACAATTCAAGTCGTACTTCTTCAACCTCATCCGTATATCCTTCTTTAGCGACTCCCTCATTCGTTACGGTCTTCTTGAACCGTTTGAGGTTATAAGGCTTCAGTCTACTCTTTTTCAAAAACATGACCTGCCACCCTCGCTAATCGATGCATCCGAATACGCTGTAAAATGCCCGTAGACAAGCCTGACTCTGCATAGGTGACAGATATACCACCCTCACTCCTAGACTGCTCTCCTTCGCTTCCTGAGCGGTTGTAAAGCTCGATTACAAGTTCAGGTAGTAGTCTGTCAAGTGCTGGTGTCAGCTTGTCTCGGTTTGTTTCAGATAAAATGATGTTTTCAGCCCTTAAAAGCAAAGACGAGAGGACTGTTTCGTCACTCTCGCCCGTTAATGATTTTAGTTTTTCAAGTTCCATAAGACCTCCTAATCGTAAGGAGTCGTCTCGTCTCCTTGGGTTTCGGTTTCGTCAATGATCTCGACAACATCTGCGATATCGACCGAGAACTCGCTCTTGAGATTATGCGACAATTCGTTGAATCGCTCGTCTGTCATCTCAAAGACATCATTCTCATGTCTTCTCACTTTCGCTTGCCAGTCATTGAAGGCTTGTTTTACTCTGACTTTCATAGGTTAGACCTTATTTCTTGACCTTCCAGTTAGCAGAGTCAGAGTCTGGTGCATTTGTTGAGCTGGTGATGTCTTTAATAGCAACGTAGACTTTGTCTTCATGCGTTACTGTGTCACCTTCTTTGTAGGCTGTTCCAGTCTTCCACGCTTTGGCACGGTTTACTGTCTTGCCTTGGGCTGATTTTTTAGCGGCAGGCTTAGAATCTGCAATTGTGATGATGTATTTTTGGAAGTGTTCAAGCACATAAGCTCCAGTGTAGAGCAATTGTTCTACCAATTCACCAAATCGACCAGGTACGTTGTCATTGTACTTGGTGTTGTCGATTTGGATTGGCGATGTCACAACACCAGGAGGAGCTGCAAGGGCGTTTACGTTTGGCAAGAATTTAGAAGGTACTTTGTAGACTGTGTAGTCATCAAGCTCACCTACATATCCTTTGCCAAGGACTTTTTTGTCTGCGTCACCTTGTGGCAAGCGTACGATTTCAGACTTGATAGCCTTGTAGAAACTTGGAGTGACAAAGAGCAAACGTTCTTTAGTAATTCCAAGTTCATCCAATTTTTCAGAAACATCAAGAACTGCATTGTAAGCGTTGTTTGCTCCTGCTGTTTTGCCCATAACCACATTGTCACTTACATTTCCGAGTGCTGCATCAAAACGAAGTTTGTCAAGGTACGGAGCGACTACCTCAGCTGCCTGACGAGCAATCACATACTCAATATTTACTTGACCATTTGAGTCACGTTCGTCCAATTGGTCAACGAAACGACCCCAGTATTTCTCTTCTTCAAGAGTGTAGACCTTTTCTTCAACTTCGACGTGGTCAAATTCATTGTCTTTGTTACGTTTGTAGTCTTTGAGCTCGGTTGTGTTACCTGTTGCGACCGTGAATGAGCGACCGTTTAGAGTTACCGCTTCATTTGGTGTCAAGAGCGGTGTTGCGTATGAATTTACCGCAAGAACATCCTCGATAATTCCAAGATGTTTCTTGCGTGATTCTGCTGTGTTCAATGCTTCAAATGCCATTTATTTTTTACCTCATTTTTTATATTTTTAGCGCAAAAAGTCTTTTTTCCATTTTTCTACAACTTCTTGCTGATTTGCTGGCGCAGTCTTAATAGGTGCGCTACCCTTCATACGGTCGGATACACCTTTCTGTACTGCATCCTCCCACGTTTTCTGAATGCTTGCGACTGATTCAGTCACGGCTTCAGCGTTCGATAAATCAACCACGGCTACTAATTCGACTGGTAAGCCACGTTCACTTAGCATTGTCTTAGCTTCTGCGGTCAATTCCTTACGAGCAATAGCTTGTTCACGATTAGCTAGTTCTTGCTCACGCTGATCCAACTGATATTTCTGTTTCTCGTCAGCGTTCATCTTGGTAAGTTTTTTAGCTTCGTTTTCTTTGGCTTCTTGCTCTGATTTCCACTTAGCAAACTTCTTGTTGATGATTTCATCAACTTCTGCATCTGTGTACTTCTTCTCGTCTTGCGGTTGTGGTGTAGGTTCTGCAGGTACCTTTTGTTCTTCAACCGTTTCGACTACTTGTGTTTCTTCGTTCATTGCGAACCTCCTATTTTTTAAGTCGTCCCCGACTATGTGATTCCATGGCTTTTAGTGTCGTCAATGCTCGGACAATATAAAAACCGTACGGGATTCCATACGGTTAGTTTCTACGGTTTAATTTCTTCAATTTTTGCACGTTGTTCTAGAATTTTTAAATAATTCCACATAGTCGAACGCTGACCTTTTAACAAATCGATAGGACATTTAGGTTCGAACTCTAGTTGTCCTTTTTCGTATTGGCCAATCATCATGTCTAACTTTTGGAATCGTTCTCTCAATTCGTGGTATTCTTTTTTAAACCGCTCTTTCCAATCTTCCATTTTTTAATTCCTTTCTTTTAAATTTCTATCAAAATAACGTCTCCGATTATGACAGAAACTCTTTTAACTTCTAACTCACAATCAAGAAAGCAACAAGGATAGTCGCCCTCTAATTGTTTGCCGTTATGTTCAACAGTCACATAAGACTCTTTTTCTATCACTTTGCAAAGTTCTTTTACTTTCATTGTTAGACTCCTTACTTCAATTGTTCAACTTATAGCAGTCTATTTCTGCCAGTCAAGATGTTGGATCACCTACTTTCTGTTTTTGAAACCTGTTAAAATCGCAAGAATAGTTCCTACAATTAAAACGAATAACCAAAAGAATACCAACCACCCAAAAGCGATTGATACCCATTCCCAAATAAACATAGTTTACTCCTTTCTAAGCATGAAAAAAGCACTTAGATTTCTCTAGATGCTTAATAAATTCTGTCGTCGTAGTCAATCGGTTTTTCAAATGCTTCATTTTTTTTGATGCATGAATCCACGACTGAATTATATTTCGAAATAGCTTCCTCATCTACCTCGAAAGGAATTATCAAATACACAGGAAAATCTTCACCAAAATGACTATTGTATCTCTCGCTGATCTCTTTGAATTGATTATAAATTTTTTCATTCTTCCAAAAAAACATCCTGACCTCCTTACCAAACAATCGGCTTTTTGTTTTCTAATTTCAATTTTGAAATATCTTCAAATATCTTGTTGTATATTTCAACAGAATTTGGGAAAACTTTGTCATAAAATGTTTTTATTTCAGGGGTCATTTGTGCTTGAGTATATTCTGCAATAAATTCCATCCCTCGATGAGTTTTATTTTTCCAATACGAATCCGAATGATTGAAAGGCTGAGAGCCATATTCCGCGCTTCCGAAAGAACTCATCATATCTGATGCAAATGCGGCAACCTCTGCATTTTCCTCGGGACGAATTTCCGGATTTAGTTTCTTTGCTAGTTCAAGTAATTCTGATTTGAAATCTCTTACTTTAGCTTGACGAAGATTAAAGAAGTCTCGTTTCTCATCCATAGACGCTCCTCTTTTCAGCTTCATATCCCCGAAAATATAATTGTCCATATCTTTCTTTATGGTATTGTACAAGTCATACTGACTGCTGAATGCTTTAGCTCCCAATTCTGGGGCACCGAAATAAGTTGCGATATTATCGATGCCATGAGTCAATTCATGAAGAACGATTGAATGTGCTTTCTGATTAAATTTCTTGTTGTAAATAAAATCGCCTTTTGCCAAATTAACTTGTGTACCAGACACATGAGAAGACATTTCTTTTACTTTAGCAAAAGATAATTTATCGATTGAACCGTAGAGAGATTGGACAAAATCATCATTCGGGAAGAAACGCAATTCTCTTAAAAGACCTTGTGCATTTTCTTCCCCAAAGACATCAACAAAATTCGTTGTTCTAAGTCTCTTTTCTAAACGATCTACCAGATCACGTCGTGCCAAAGGAACGTTATCCTCTCGTGCTTGCAAAGCAGCTTGCTCTGCTTTCTCTTTTAAAGCATCTTGTTCAGCTGCCCAGTCAAAATATTTTAAAAGATCATCAAAATCAAGATTATTGATTTCTTCGGAAGTAAGTTTAGAAAAGTCAATCTTACCAACTCCCTCTCCATCAACATACTTGCCATACCACTCTTTATAACTCATATCAGCAGGCACATACTCGACTTTACCCGTCTTAGGATTTCTCGCTCGTCGCTCTAGCTTGCTGTAATCGATATCCTCATCGTATGCGATAGTCGTAGACCTGCACCAAGGGTGCATAGGTGGATAGTTCACACCAGGAACAGCCTTGTCCGTATCGTAGACCTTGTTGTCATGCTCTTGACAGATGTGAGACGTGCGCCTGTCCAATACTGCCACAAATTTGTACTTTGTGATTTCAGCATCTTCATAACTGAGCAATTCCATCTGATTATGGAAGAACGCTGACTCAGTACGAACCAAACGCCTAGCTTTATTCTGTCCAACTTCAAATTGTTCTGCGATAGCTTGAGATGTATCTCTTACACTACGACCAGTCATGAGGCTTACCAGGAGCTCGTCTTTCACGCTTGAAGCGAGCGCCCCAGTATTTGACCATATTCTATCCGAATAAGCCTCTCCTGTCCATTTTAGACCTCGTAGACGCTTAATTTCTGTTTCAGGAAGACTTGAGAAACTATAGGCGAGTCCTGTCTGCTGCTGTAGGTCAAAAGTAGCCTTGTAGTAGCTATCTTTCATCAAGTCGCTATAAAAGGTATCTGATCCTACCTTCTCAGAATGATAGATCGACTCACGCATGCGGTCTAAATCATCATTCAAACGCTCTAGGCGCTTCATACGGTAAGCATAAGCTGGACTGTCTAAATCAGCAAGCAAGCGTTGAATATTCGGGTCATTTGGTCGAGCTTCAAGAACCTTACGAAGTTCGTTCAGGTCCTTTTGGTCTTTCATATTCTTTAAAACCTGTCGAGCGTCACGCTCGTTCAAACCATAATCACGTTGGAATTTATCAAAAACTTTGTTAATTTGCTTGTCTAAATAGGCTTTAGATTGCTTGTAAATCTCATCAAACTTGTCGGCTTGTTTCTCAGCCTTATCCATCTGCTCATAGATGAGATTAGCTTTCCTCTTGGTCCAGTAGTCCTTGTTCTTCATCTGCTACCTCTTCGTCTGGCTTCGTGTTCGCTTGATTAAAGAAAGGCACACGTCCCATGTTCTTTTCCTTCTCTTCCTCGAGTTCTTCAAGTTCAGCATCAGGATCTTCAACGAATGGCAAGAGTGAAATAAGCTGACGAAGTGAGACCTTACCTTCAAGATTATTGATAATCTGTGACAATTCAAGCAAGTTTTTAGGCAATCCACGGCTAAACTGTGGCACGATTGAATGTGTTTCAAGAGCAATCTGTTGCATACCCAAGTAGTGAGCAAAGATAGCAATCCGCTGTCTAAGACCTCGCTTGTAATTTGCTTCTTTGGTCTTAGTAATCATTTCGAGACCTAGTAGCTTGAATTCCATGGCTACGCCCGAACTATTGCCTGCGAAGTTCTCATCTGTCAAATTCGGCACATGGCTGAATGTGTAGATATCTTCTTTCAAAGCCTTGCGCAAGATTTCAGTAGCGTTCTCGTCCAGGGAATTTTTCAAGAAATCAGCTTTGGCATCTGCTGGCAATTCCAAAAGACCTTCTTCAGCAAGAATTTTCATTGCTTCCCTGGCATCTTCTAGATTGTCAGCTAACTGCGCGCCGTAAAGCACAAGAATAGACTCGACTGCCTGCTCTTTGTCGTTGACTCGGTTGCCCATCAATGAATTGTAAGCATCAATCAAGCTGATTTGTTGCTCGTAATCACCAATCGCAAAGTGATTATTGCGATACTCGATGATTGGGATTTGTCCGAGGTTATGAGGTTCTACTTGCTCGTTCCGTGTTGTCCCCATGCTCGAATCACGCAGCACGATGTGATAATGCAAGTTCTGAGTAAAGACTTCTGCTTGATACTTAGTAGCATCTTTCGTGTCATCTTTAATTTCGTAGTAGTAGACCGCAAACAAGGCCTTGCGTTCAATACTGTCATCGTATACAAGAAATACATTCTCAGGATCTACGCTAGTCGAATCAAGCTCAGTCAGCCCCTCTTTAGCATAGATGTACTCGTAAGCACGTCCATAGATAGCCATGTTCAGAGCGTTCTGCGCATCCACTTGGTCTATTTCAGCGCCATCGAAAGCTTCAAGCAAAGGTTCAAGGTCGCTTTCAGCCGTATTGTTATACTTTATAGGATTGCCCATGAAATAACCAGTAGACGTGTCTGCGATGTCCTTAGCATGATTTGCTACTGTTTTGAAGTTCGGAGCATTCTTATTTCGTCTGGTATGATTCAAGATAGCATGCTCACCTAGATAGTATTTCTTCAAATCCTGCAAGTGACTGCGTTCTTGTGTGTGCTTGCGAATCAGCTTGAAAATCAATTCCTTATTCAAAGCTGTTTCATCATATCCATCTCTCGGATAAGTTAAAATCTGATACATTTAATTCCTTTCTATAAGCCGTATTGAGAACGTCTGCGGACAGTTGCTTTTGGTTGAGAATGTTGTGAATAAATCGCATAACGCACCGCATCCAGCACGTCGTCATTCTCTTTCACCGGCTCGCCTGTCTTCTCATTCCAGATATACTGATAGACCTCATCTTTGAACTTGCTGACCTTATCCGAAACAACAAAAAAGCGCCCAGCTTTCATCAGCTTAGCGACTTCTTCAATACCAGACAAGACAGCTTTATTAGCGTTAAACGTCTTTAATTGCTCTCGTTGAAATCTAGCAACGTGTTCAGGTCGTGCGCTATCTGCCCAAAACGTGATATTACCATATCGGGCCTTGATATCTTTTGCTAGTTCCACCCAAAAGTCAATCTCTTTGTACTGATGAGCGTGTTCTTCCAAGAGATAAACCGAACCGTCTGAGGTTTCTCCGATAACAACGATAGAACCAAAGTGTTCATATCCCCAGTCGACACCAGCATATATCTTCGTGATGTCTTCTGGTACTTCATTCACAAACATATTCTCGCTAAAATCACGATAAACAACACCTTCACCAGTTACCCAAAGACCAAGGATATCTCGGTCATAGAAGACGCCTGCCGGTGTGGCTGATTTAATATTCTCACGATATCTGTCAGACATGAATGTGTTATCATCTAGCTTGAAATGAAAGTCGATAATCATGTCATCGCCAGCGTTGATATAATCTCGTCTGAGCCAGTGAGTTGGAATGTCTGGGTTGCTATCCCAAACAATCCGTGCGCCCTCTCCTGAGCAACGTGAGATGATTTCTTTGAACACTTGTTCATTGGCCAATGATGCCTCGTTTATGTAAGCACCAAAAGCAGTGAAACCACGAGCACGCTTCAAACCAGAAATCGAACCAGTATAGACTTGAATGATTTTGACTCCGCAAAGAGTAAATGCACCATGTTTATCATATTTAGGCTCAATACCGAACATGTTATAAAGTTCTTGAATGATATTATTTTGTATCGATGTTGAAGACGTTCCTGCTAAGATATACATCGGTTCATCAATGTTCAACTTATCAGCTATTTCTCGAACTCGTGCGATCTCATTCCCGAAAACAACATTATTCAAAACAGTCTTACCTGAACGCTTTGCACCATGCAAACCACAAATAAAAAAATCATCGTTTAAAACTCGTCTAAGGACTTGTTCTTGTTTTAGCGTGAATTTACTTGTCATTGAAAGCACCTCTCAAAGCCTTAGCAAATTCTACAAGCTTATCGTCGTGCTCGTCATCCATGCCGATTTGAGATTTGAGTTTCTCGATTTCAAGCTCAAGTTTCTCAGCTTGTTTAGCAGTCGGATATCGTTTCAATATCTCGGCTATCGCTTTAATAACCGTGTTATTATCCGCTTTTTTCGTAACTCTATCCACCACACCGGTCACCGGATTCATCATCAATACTTCTTCAAGTCGCTTGCCTCTTGCAATGTCTGAAAGAATCGAAAGAGCCTCTTTAGCACTCAGAATGTTCTCATCGTGCATCTTTTCGGTTTCTGTTTGTATGAACGTTTTAATGCTTGCATTTTCTAGCAATTTACTAGCGGTTGTTCTAGCGTAAGCCTCGCTATAACCTGCGAATATTGCGGATTGATAGACATTTCCAGTCCTCAAATACTCGCTCGCAAACATCTTTTGTCTTTGATTTAACCCAATGTCCATCACCTCCATTTTCTACAAAACAAAAAGCCACACGATTGTGTGACTTGATACAAGACCTCTCACAGACTTTGCAGGAATCGAACCCACGATAACAGTTTTGGAGACTGTTGTGTTACCACTACACTAAAAATCTAAATAACGGCACCAGGGATTGAACTGAATAACACAAAGAGGAGATCACCAGCTTTTTCGCCCCTGATACCGTTAAACATTAAAGGAGTCATCAGTCCGCTTTACCGTACTTGCTGACAATATCATAATAGCACATTAAAACTATCATTTACTATCATTGTTATCAAACATTTTAGAGAGTTTGACCAAAGACTTATCTCTAGCTCGCTGGATAGTAGCTGGACTGCAATTCAGTCTTCTTTCTACTTGAGCCCAAGACAATCCGTCAATGTACAACAATCGCATTACAATGTTCTCAATCGGCTCTTCTAACTCTTCAATCGCTCTAACAAGTTCCTCTTGTTCCTTGTATTCCCTCTCGATTTCCTGATATAGTTCAGCTATGCGATCAATAGCCTTGATGTTCATTTCTTCGGTGCGATTATCATTGCTCTGAGATTTCGGCATACTGTCAAAAATCTGACCTTTCATGATACCAGACCTTAGATTGATAATTTCACAATGTAGAGATTGTATTTTTACATTCTTAAATTTTAGTTTCTTGAGTTCTTTTTCAATAGCTCTCTGCACCCTATCACCCCTCTCCGATAAAAACATTCAAAGGAAGATTGAAATAAGTCGCTACATCCTCAATGTTATACACATCAGGAGCGGATTTTAAATTCTCCCAATTCGATATTGTTGCAATTGAGTAGCCTAGCTTATTTCCTAACTCTTTCAAAGTAACCTTGTTATCAATTCTCTTTTGCTTCAGCATGAAAGCGAATAATTCACGCTGTCTCTTTGTTAAAGGTTTTTCATAGTCCATTCTCCACCTCCTCAATCTCAATCCCTTCGCAATCGAATACCCAGCCGAAGCCTGCATCTTCTAGCTCTTTTTGGGTGTGATGTGTTTGATATAAAGTATTTTTGTCTTTGATTGAAAATATCCAGTGGTTTTCGTTTCTGTGACGATTTAAAAAATTAAAATTAGTATCAATACCTTTCATCTTCACACGATACCGCTTCTCTTTCTCGACCTCGTAGCCGTCAAGCCATGCTCGAGCGACTAAATCAAATGGTCGTTCTTGCATAAACCATTTGCCGACTTCTTCATTTGTGAAATCAAAATTTAAGAAGTCTGCTACGTCTTTACAAGTCTTTCTAGATTCCTCAACCCAATCCGCTACAAACTGCGGAATTTTGACCGGTTTAGGTTCGTCTAGTTCTCGAAGATTCTTTAAAACATCTCCGATTGCAACAACTGGAAACTCTTTAAGTTGTTCTCCCTTCATCTCGTATTTTTTTATCAATTCCTGCTTATTCATCTTCCAACTCCTTCAATTGCATTTTCATTTTATTTAGTCTTTTCTTCAAAAATTCACGATGAGCAGCCCGCCCTTGTGCTACTCGTTTATCACATAGCTTTGAATACTTCTCAATTTCCTGCTCTGTTATTTCGATTGACCGCTTCAACCCGTCAATCATTATTTGTTTGTTGTATTTCATGGTTTAACCTGCCTGTTTCTCAAGCCAGTTAAAGAGTAGACCGAACTGCTCCGTCACCAACTCATCATCATTGTATTGTTTGCAAACCTCTCCGATTGACGACACTACCCAGAGCCAATAAGCGTCCGAGCCAAAACCGACCTCTTGGCTCTTCTGATTGCTGCGCGCCATCCATTCAGGAATAACTCTGCTAAAGAAATCAATATAATTGATTTTCATGGCAATTCCTCAATTTTGATATAGATCCCGACTGTATCCGCCCAGAACTTTTCGACAATCTCGCTGGCCACTTGTGCATCATCTTTCCAGTAGCAAAGTTTCGTCATGCAATCTTTGAGTAACTTCTGCAGATTGTCCGTATCTGGCTTCGTGGTCTTGTACTGGCCATCGTAGCTTTTTTTGATACGAGGAAAACACCACTTGACTGTCAGCCGAACAGCTCCTTTAAATTTATCAGGAGGCACATGCTGTGCGAGCAAGCTCTCAAATTTCGCTCTGGCATTTTTTAGATCATCTGGCTCATAAAAGATTGGCTTTCCAAATTGCACGTTTACCTTTTTTTGCTGGTGAGTTGTAGTTGGAATTTTTTGCATCGGTAAAAAGAATTCAATAGACATATTTAAAAATGCACTTCCTTTCTTTTTTAAATTTCGCTTTTAGTCCATGACCCTTGTATATGACAGGGTGCGTTTTAAGCAACCCTGTCTATACAGGTATGGACATGATGGACGACAGGACATTATCTATATATATAATATATAGTTGTCTGTCGCACGACACCACCGTTTTTTTCGGTCTTGTCGCGACAACGACACTACCGCATTTTTATAGTGTTGTCGTTGTTAGGACACCACCGTTTTTTTTCGGTTCTGTCGCTGATTTTATTACAGGGATAATATTGCCTGTGTTTTTATCAATTTGATATTTTTTAGATGTTTTTATCCGTCTTTCGACAGTTCTGACAGTTATACCTAAGTAATCAGCTACATCTTCTTTTGATGGTGGTTCACCAAAATTTGCATTTTCGATAGCTTCATCAAACTCTATCAGCTTTTGTTTTTTATCTTCCTTCGCATTCTTTTTGCGAGTTTCTTTAGCTTTCATCCACCCTGGTTTATCGTCGTCAAGTTTAATATCTGCCAGCACGCCCGTTTCATCAAGCGCGTGTACTGGATAGCTGAACCACATATTGACTGGTTTGAACTTGGCAAATTCTCGAAGCGTACCCTCAACACGCCATGCAGTTGCTATCTGAATCTTGTTGCGAGCTTCCTCTAGCTTATCTACATACGGAGCCCGAGCCATGACATCAGGAATACCTTTCTCGAAGTGCGTCCGCATCTGCGCAGGGCTCAAGAGGTCATCTAAGCCGACATTTTGCTGGTAATAGGCATTATTTCGCTCTTGCAAGGCCTGTTTGTAAACCTCGCACGCTGCTTGATTCAGCCTTTGAGTCAGTAATTCTTCAGATACTTCCAGCTCGACCAAATCGATAAGCGCATCAGGATCCCGAGCGAATACACCAGAACCACTGGCACGGTCCATAGACTTCTTGCCACCTTGAGAACCTTTTGAGTGGTGGTGACAGTAGATAACGCTAGAGCCTAGCTCCGTAGCTACTTTATCGAATTGATTGGTAAAGTGTGCCATCTGGTCTGCACTGTTCTCGTCACCAGTCAGGACCTTGTAAATAGGGTCGATGATGACTGCGATGTAATTCTTTTTCAAAGCTCGACGTATGAGCTTAGGTGCTAGCTTGTCCATCGGTACAGTCTTCCCACGCAAATTCCAGATATCGATGTTCTGGATGTTTTTGGGTGGCAATTCCATAGCCTGATAGACATCACGGAAGCGATGCAAGGCAGACGGACGGTCTAGCTCCAGATTGACATAGAGGACACGCCCTTGACTGCAGTCCCAGCCGAGCCACTTCTTGCCCTCTGCAATCGCAATCGACATCTCAATCAAAGCGAATGACTTACCGGCTTTTGATGGTCCAGCAATCAGCATCTTATGACCTTGACGAAGGACGCCTTTAATCAACTCAGGCGCCAACTCTGGCAAGTTATCCCAGCTGTCCGAAAGTGATTCTGGGTCAGGTAAATCATCGTTCAAGTCTTCGATGTACTGGTACCACTCGTCCCAATCGACCTTACCAATGTTAGTATCTACCAAAAATTGCTTCTGACCGTTTCGGATGAACCCTGGCATACGTGATAGCCTGCTTGGATTTTTATTTTGAGTATCAACTATGATCCCATTCTTCTGACAAATTTTATAAAGATAATCAACCCGATTACGATACTCTTCGTAATTCTTGGCATCTACTTTAACGATAGCGTGTAAGGACTTGTTTCCGCTGTGAACCAAAGCAGCAATCGGCAATTCAAGTTCTTTGTAAATGGCATTTTGCTTATCGATTGACATACTGTCGGATTCAACCAATGCATATCTGAAATCTGTTACGTTTTCATTTTTTGCGCCTTTTCCATCCATTGGGTTGAAACGAACCCATGCACCAGCTTCTTCGTGGTAGTCTCCCAAGACTGCACCGATATCGCCATTGCACTGACTCAACTCTTTAATAAGCTGGCCAGCCGTCCTGTCGTAAGCTCCCTTCGTAGGTAGCCACTTGACAATCTCGCCTGTTTCATCGTCTTTCTTTGGATAACATTCGGTCACATAACCGACATTTTCGCTGGCTTCAAAAAGCGTTTCAAGGTACTTGATAATTTCCTGAACCGGATTCCAAATTGTCGGCTCATGGATTTCTTTACCTTCAATCCAGTCTTTATCAATGACACGATAATCACGGTCTATTGTATCTGTCCAACCTAGCTCATGAGCATTCTCACTATCGTAACTAGACTGCGATACCCAACCGTTTTCTTTTGCTAACTGGGTAATCGTGGCACCTGTCACGATAGTTCCTGCTTCTTCGTTGAAAGTATCCCATTTCTTGAAACACTCGAATTTCTTGTATCGGCTATCGTTTTGCGACCAGTTATCCCAGTCAGATGCCGTATACCCCTCGTGCTTCAAGGCCATGCCCACATTTACCCATGTCTGGTAGTCTACCGTGGCAGGATTGATATAATCCAGCAACGGCAACAAATTAAAATCATTCTCTGCCACTGTTTTCTCCTTTTTATTTAAATTCCTTTGCTATAGCTGAAATAACATTGACGGTCACGCTATTTCCTGCTTGCTTGTATAATTGACTGTTAGAGTTGACCTCCTGCGCTTTATCAAATGCCCAGTCTGGAAAGCCTTGCAATCTCCAACACTCACGAGGTGTTAGCTTACGAATACGATAGCCAAAAGATAAATGGTTATTTTCGTGATAGCTATTACTTGTCAGAGTAGGAGCTATTTCATGCACTCCACCTTGATTATAGCCATGACCACGCTGAATGATTTTAGGTTCAAGACCTCCGCCTTGATATGCTCTGATTGTTGGTGCGATACCGTCTGTTTCATAAACCACACCGCATTGATTAAAATTTGGCTGCAATACTCCAAATTGTTTTATAGTATTACTTTTTATGGCTATCTTTTGCCCCTCTCCCTTGGTTGTGGTCAGTGTAGGAGCTAGTCCGTCAGCTTGATAGACTTCCCCGTTCATGCCATTTCCGGATGGGTTTACATTACCGATTTTCACGACTGATTGGCTACTAATTGACTGACTTTGTCCGCTGAGAGGAAAAACTCTTCGGGTACATTCTCCTCTAAGATGTCCGACAATGAGCACGCGCTCCCGGTTTTGTGGAACTCCGAAATCCTTGCTGTTAAGGACTTGCCATTCCACATTGTACCCCAATTCATCCAGGGCTCCGAGGATGGTCTCAAATGTAGCTCCTCCGTCATGGTTGAGGAGTCCTTTGACGCTCTCAAGGAATAGATATTTAGGTCTGAGAATAGATGCGAACCGTGCAATTTCAAAAAACAAAGTTCCTCGTGTATCTTCAAAACCTCGTCTGTTTCCTGCAATGCTGAAAGCCTGGCACGGAAATCCTCCACAGATAATGTCCACACGTCCGATTCTTCGAATAGACTCATCTGATACTGCTGTGATGTCATGTAGTTCTATTTCTCCTTTCGTATCGTGTATAGCTTTATAACTAGCTCTAGCGAATTTGTCAATCTCACAAAATCCGATACATTTATGGCCGGAAGACTCCATTCCTAAACGAAATCCACCGATACCTGCGAATAAATCTAGAAACTTCATTCATCACCCCGGTACATATTCAGCTGGTCGCACGCCTGCTGGTAATCGCCAGCCGTTGGCAGCAATGCGATCAATCATATTTCTAGCGTGGTCAAATTGCCACATACCGACATCTTTGAAACCACGACCTTCTAGGAAGCGAATTTGCTTCGGTGTCGTCAAGCCTTCTGACTGTCGTTTGTGCAATCTGTCTAAATATAACGCAGCCTTTCCAGCGTTGCCAATTTCATCAGCAAAGATACCGTACTTCTCAAGCGCTTTGATTTGTTTTTCTGAAGGTGGCGCCATTTCATAACCGAAGCTTGGGACATAACTCGACAAGTCTTCAGCATGGATAGACATTTCAAATTGCAATGGATCTACTAGCTTGCGCTTGCGTTTGCGCATTTCTGCAAGTTGTTTAGCTAAAGCCTCTTCACGCTGAGCGACTACATCTTCTGCTGCCTTCACTTCCATATCTTCAAGGTCAAGCATGACTTCGGTTTGCTCTTCCATGTTCTCAACCATTTTCTGAGCGACTTCTGGAGTCTCACAGATTAAGTGAGCAGGTCGGCATAGCTCGTGGCGTTCTGTATGCCAGAGAAAGTCTAGTAAGAGTAGTTCTTCCTTGCCCTGGTGCAAGCGAGTCCCACGCCCTACCATCTGGCTATATAAGGCACGTACTTTAGTAGGTCGTAGCACGACTACGCAGTCTACTGATGGGCAATCCCAGCCTTCAGTCAAGAGCATAGAGTTACAAAGAACGTTGTAGCGGTCATTCTCGAAGTCTTCTAAGACTTCTGCACGGTCTTTGGACTCTCCGTTCACTTCCGCAGCGCGAAAACCTTTTGCGTTTAGAATATCTCGAAACTTCTGCGAGGTCTTCACCAATGGCAAGAATACGACCGTTTTGCGGTCAGCGCATTGCTTGACCATTTCGTCAGCTATCTGCTCCAAGTATGGGTCTAATGCCGTTCCAACATCGCTTGCCTTGAAATCACCCGCTGACATGCTGACATTTGATAAATCCAAACTGAGAGGGATTGTCAGAGCTTTAATTTTTGACAGATAGCCTTCTTTAATAGCCTGTACCAGCGAATACTCGTAAGCCAAGCTATCGAAGTAAGAACCAAGGTTCTTCATATCTCCACGGTCAGGCGTTGCAGTTACTCCCAATACATTCGATTGTTCAAAATAACCAAGGACACGTTGATAACCGTCTGAAATAGCGTGATGAGCTTCGTCAACCACAATCGTATCGAACCAGTCAGGAGGAAATTGACTAAGTCGCTTCTCTCTTTGCATGGTTTGGACCGATCCGACGACTACTCGATACCAGGAGCCGATAGAGGTATTTCCCGCTTTCTCTAAGGCTGTGCCGAGCCCTGTCGCAGTCTTGAGCTTATCACTTGCCTGCTCTAACAATTCGGACCTATGAGCAAGGACAAGCACACGCTTGCCCTCTTTCACTTGGTCTTCAATGATTTTAGAAAAGACGATTGTCTTCCCACATCCTGTCGGCAATACTAAGAGCGTGCGTTTGCGACCTTTAGCCCATTCAGCCTGAACAGCTTCCCGTGCTTCCTGTTGATAAGGTCTTAATTGCATCCCTTACCTCCTAGAATTGCCCAGCTTGGTATCCAGCTTGTGGCTGTTGTGATTGTTGCGCAAAATTCGGTTGCGGTTGTTGCTGAACTTGTCCCGGTTGCTGATTCAACACTTTTGTGTAATCAACATCTTCAGGATAGAGCATAGACTTAACTTCGTTGTAATTGTTGTTATTGTATTGTCTGGTTCCGACTTTACATACACCAGTTGCGCCTATGATGGTATTCCAGTTCATGCGAAGCGGTTCGCCTTTTTTCTTTTGGCCAATTGCAGCAAAGAAAGCAGATAACATTCCTTCAGTTGAGCTGTGTAAGAACAGGTTGTGGCGCAATTCTGTTTCGCCTTCGTTAGCTACAATCTTGATACTGACGATAGCCTTGTTACAAGCTGGCAATTTGCCGGGATTTTGTGGATTCGGCGTGTGGCGTGTACGCTCCATACCAACGACCGTGAAAAAGTACAATCCGTCAGGCAATAGGACGTATTCCGAGTCTTTTTCAATAGTATCTTCCCATCCGAATTCGCGATCAAAGTTGTTGTATTGTTGTTGTGTCATGTTGGTTTCCTCTAATTTCTAAAATTTTTATTGTATTTTGCTATGATTTCTAATTCCCAGAATCTACATCGTGAAGGGCAGTTCAGGGTCTGCTCGAACTTGATTTTGAATAACTTCCATAGTTGCCTGCCAGTGTGCGACAATCATATCCCAATAATCAGGAGGGAAGTTTTCGATTGGCGTTCCCAACGGGAAGTGTCCACGGATGTAAGCGACTTTTTGGAGTTCTTCTTCTGTCACGTTGCCTTGCATCATGAGGTCCGTCAAACTCTTAGGCAAGCTTGCGTGGTATTGGCTAGGTGCCTTTTGTGACTCCCTAGGAGCTTCACTTTGAGGTGCTTCGGATACCGTCGACATATCGAGAGGTAGTTCTTCTTGAACTTGCTCCGGGGCTTGCTGTGTGGTCTGCTGAGGTTCTGGAGTGACCGCTTGAGGTTGTGGCGGAATAGGTTGTACTTGCTGACTGGCAAAGATATGAGCAATTCCTGCGTAATTGAATGGCAATTCATCTGGCAATCCATGGCGATTTTTGGCATCCCAAGCCGGTCGGTGATTGGTATACATGACACGTTCACCGCCTTGGGCTTTCTTCTTGCCATTGTCAGTCGTCATAACTAAGGTCTTGTAGTTGGCAAACAAGACCATGTCTGCCCATTCTTTGACCAACGGAGCAGTCTTAGAACCTGTCTTTTGGCCAAGTTTCAACTCATAACGATCATAAGATCCCATCTCGTCCGGCTGTTCAAATTTTTTAATCTGAGCGTGCGCAGTCAATACCACGTTAATTCCCATATCAACCAAGTCAGAAAGACTATTCAAGAAACGTCCCATTTCTTCTTGGACATAGGTGTAGCCTTTACCCCAGCCAAAATCCTCAATCCCTTGCTTACCATGTTGCGAACAGATGTAATTAACTGCCAAAGCTTCCGCCCAGTCAATTGTGTCGATGACAAGTGTCCCACATTCTGTCGGATTCGCTTTGATAAAAGCAATCTCATTGATTAACATGGTCCAGCTGGTCGGTTTGTCTAATCTAGCCACATCCATGTTATCTGTCGAACCTTCCGTATCGATAAAGACCGGATTTGGAAATTCAGCAGCAAACGTGGACTTGCCGATTCCTTCAGGACCATAGATAACTACCTTTTGAGCTCGCGCTCGTTTTCCTCTTGTGATTTGCATTTAGATTTTCTCCTTATTTTGAGCTTGAGTTTTAGCATCCACCCATCTACAATTAGACGGTTCATAGTTGCCGTTGACATCTATACGGTCGATAGTGCAAGTTCCTCTTTTTGCGTTAGGATTATAGCCATTAGACATTGCCCATGTTTTGAAAATAGTATAATCTTCCCATTCAGGACAGACTCTAATACCTCGACCGCCATATCTCTGGTATCTGTTGTGAGTTTTTAAATAACATCTTTGACGCATTCCTACCCAAACGCGATATAATCGTTCACCAGTAGAACCATGTGTCCTTTTTGCATTGCCAGTTTGAGACCATTCAATACGAGAGCATCCACAGGTTTTAGAAGCACCACAACGTAATGACGAACCTCGTGTCACAACTATATTTCCGCAATCACATTGGCATTTCCACATCGCCTCTTTTTCATTACTAGCGGGAGCTCTTTCTATGACAGTTAATTTGCCAAACTTTTTATTTTTTAGGTCAATAAATTGTCCCATCAAAAACCACCCTTCCATGTTGCAAGTGTACTATTTTTACTATAATTAGGATTTACTTCCGAGTAACCATCGGTTATCAGGATGCTACATTCATCTCCCGTCGATACACGAGTCGCAATTGCTTGCAAGCCTTCTTGTTCGAGCCATGCGCCGAATTCTTGCAAAGTCAGTTGATCCATTTGTTCCAATTTATCAATCAGTACGAATCCACATTCTGGTTTCAATTTACGCACGATTGCAGTCGCAACTTGTAATTGTTGGCTACCTGACATATTATCCCATCGTTGACCAAGGTAGAGCAATTCACCATCGTCCACGGATAAGCCTGGCAACGGTAAATCTGCATTGGTGAGCAAGTCTGTTTTTTGCTTACGGATATCATCAATCACATTATCAAGTTCCTTGTATTGCTCGCGATAACCCTTAGCATCTTCTTCTGCCTTATCCTTGTCCAGATTAGCGCGCACCTTACGATTGATTTCGTCAATCTCTGCGATGTTGCTTTCGATTTCTTCAGTTGATTCATCGAGAAGGTCCATGGCATCGGTATTCGCGATAGCCAAGTCTTGAGCTAACTGACTCTCTTTATCTTTGGCATCAGACAGCAATTGCTCCAGACGTTCAACTTCTGCAACTGCTGAAGTGTGTTGATTTTGGATAACTACCAAATTCTGACGCTTGCGGGCATTCTCGCCATTTTTCGCAAGGATGACTTGCTGTTGTTGAATAAGTTCAGAGATAGAGACCAGCTCTTTTGGCGCATCTGGATAGTACGGCTGTTCTTTCGCAAACTTCTCCTTTTGGTCAGCAATCACACCGATTGCGTGACGTTCATCATATTTGGCTTTTTCTTGCATTTCAAGTTCGGCAAGTTGTGGACCAACTCCGATGATTTGCAGCAATGTCTTAGCTTTTTCTTTGCTAGTCTGCTCCATGAATTTTGGCAAGTTGATAGCCAACTCTTCCACGAAGCTATCAAGCAAGTTTTGACCAGCCTTGTTACCACTCGGGTCGATGACCTTGAGAGTGCTGTTCTTTCCGCTACGCTCCACAATCAAGCCGTTTGATAGCGTGATTTTAAGACTAGGAGGGATTGTACTGCCTTCGCGTTGTGCTTGGCTAGGTTTGTACTTGTTACCACCCAGCGCCCAAGCAATCGCGTCCAGCACGCTTGTTTTTCCCTGATTGTTATTTCCACCGACAATTGTTAAACCAGTCGCTGACGGTTCTAATTTGACCGCCTTGACGCGTTTGACGTTTTCGATTTCTAGTTTGTTAATTGTTACCATTTGTTACTCCTTTTTTATTTTGGCGCAGGCAAACCAACCAATTCAGGTTTCAATCCTTCTGGTCGCTCGTTGTCGAATGTGAACCCTGCGAATGGTCTGCGGATGTTCTCACGAATCGCTCTGCGTTCTGCGATTCGTCCTAAAGCATAGGCCTCTTGACTTGCTCGGATGATGTCTGCATCATGCTGCTGTTGCATTTTCTTTTCTTCGGCTTTCTTCAAGTCGATGTTGTGCGTGTGGATTCCTGCTCCGAGAAATCCGATTAGCAGTGCGCCAACTCCCAAAAGTTGGCTTGTTAAAGTCGGTTCTGTCATGTTAATTTTCCTTTTCTAGTTGTGAAATCTTGGTTAAAAGTTTTTCCAACTCCTCTTTACCGTTGATATATCCTACGACGTCATCTGTAATATCTGTATCATAGGTAAGATTCCATAAGATGATTCAGTTTCTTCAAAACTTTCACATTCAATGTCAATTTTTGGTATAAAATATTTCATGTTAAACTCCTAATAATTTTTCTAAGTCAGCAATACGCTGATATAAGATTTGATTTTCTTCTCGTGTTTCAATTAATTCACGGTTCAAGTCTAATGCAACTACTCTCCAGTCAAGATTAGTTTCTTTGACCACTTCCGAAAAGTAGTTTTTAATTCTTGTTAGTAGGTTCATACTATCCTCTCTTTGCTAATTGACTTTGAAATCGTAGTACATCGTTCAGGTCATACAAGCACTTACCACCTTTTACATTTTGTTGATAGCTGAACTTGCCTTGATCTCTAAAATCTTCGATTCGCTTTCTGCCCCAACCAGTGGCTTGCATAACGTCCTTGATTGGAACCATGCTAATCTGCCTTGAAACTTGTCTTTTAGCCTCTTTCAAAGCTTCGACATTAAGCTTCACAAGGTCTTGAAATAGCTCGTTTTTGAAATCTTCACCGAATAACTCCAAAGCCATTTGCTATTTCCTCTCTTTCTGTGATATAATTTAGTTAGTTTTTTTGATAAGCGCCTGACTTTTGTTAGGTGCTTTTTATTTAGTCGCATACAGTTACTGTATAGACTGTCTTGCTCATTCCATCGCTAGAATATACGGTTGATTTTTCTACTGTTATGTCTGCCGTATCATTGGCCATTTTGAAGAATAGATACAACAAACATTCTCGTAAAATTTTTAATCTTAAAGGAACAGTTAGAAATCGTTTGACTTCTAGATCAATCCGACTAAGATTTTCTGACAATGTTACTTCGCTCACTCTCTAATTCCTTTCTAAATTTGGTATAATAAAATCAAAAACGAGGTAATTCTAATGAAATTAAATCCCGATTGCATCCGTGACCTATTACTTGATGTTGAAGCAAAATCTACATTTGATAACGTTGTGATCTACAGCGAAGAAGAGGACGAACCTTTATTTAATAAATATGGGGTAGATACGGTCTTTTACCATATTCGCCAAGCAGATCACGCAGGATTTTTTATCGGAGAAGTATCTTACACTTTTGACTTATCCGCAATCATTATCGACTTGTCTCCAGAAGCACACGAATTTCTGGCCAATATTAGACAAGATACAAATTGGAATAAGACTAAGAGTATAGCTTCAAAAGTAGGCTCGTTTTCATTGAATGTTTTAAAAGACATCTCTGTAGAAGTCATTTCAAAAGTCATTTCAGACCAACTTAACAAGTAAAGTAATTTTTAATTCAGAAAATCTTGTCGTTGTTTCTAGGCTTTTTAATTCATAATTTTTTACCCCTGTTAATTCCTTGGAATCCAAAATCAATTTATTGTCACGTAAGGATAAGCTACTTAATCGTGGCCTTCCTTTGCTTTTTTTAGCAACATATGGCCAATGTTTCGGTCTTGGCATATATCTTCCTCCTACACAATTCAATTTCTACCGAATTTTAAAATCTTCAATCACACGAGCGATGAACTGATTCGCTTGTGGATTTTTTAATTTACCATTCAGGATATTTGTCACATCTTGACGAGTCATGCTGTACTGTACCGCTAGCGTTGCCATCGTCAAGTTGTGTTCTTTCAGATAATCTCTGATTTTTTGACGTCCACCATCCATATTTGGCATATTTCTCTCCTTTCTTTTCTTTTTCTCTCCTCGCTTTCTGCTATAATAAAACTAGAAAGGAGGATCATATGCATAGAATAAAAGTTACTTTTTCAGATGGTACCGAAACTGTTTTCCATGAAGAACAAACTTTTCAAACTTGGAAAACTTCAAACAACTCAGTTTCATTAGGTGAGCTTAGTGGACTTTGGTATCATCATCACGACGGTTTGGTTCCAAGCTTTTTAGAAATAGTAGCAAACGCTCCATTTTTCTTCGATGTTGAAAAACCATCAACCATTTACGCCTCTGCTTCAATTGTTAAAGTCGAAGCTATATAAAATTTACACATGGCTATTCAAGGCGCGCTTCGTGATTTCGTCTTGGATAGCTTTTGTCATTGCTAAGCCATGTTCTGAAAAACTAGTGTTTTTCGAAACTAGCAAAATTGCTTGCGAGTATGTCTCAGATTGTTGAATAGCTTCATCAGCGACCTTCTCAACAAATCTTTGAATATCGTTTTTTAGATTCTCTAAAGATACCGGAGACGCTTCTTTTTTTGACATCCATCTTCCTCCTTTCTTCAAAAGTAAGAAAATGAGTTAGAAAGTTTTATGAAATACTTGACAGTTTTTAGCGTATTTGCTAAAATGAAAGCATAATTAACAAACCTTGATAAAACCTTATATCTATCAACTCATTTGCTCGCCAAAGCTATTTATTTTTAGATAAGTTTTAGCTTCGTTTTTCACTAACTCATTAACTTACAAAAACTATTTTAGCGTAAACGCAAAATAAAGTCAACCATTTTTTTGCGTATTTTGTAAAATATTTTTTGTCACGTCTTAGAAAGGCTGATAAATCAATGTTTTCTACATTTGAAATCGTAAAAGATTTATGCGAAAAACAAGGGATTTCACTAAATGCCTTGGAAGAAAAGCTAGAATTAGGCAAAAATTCTTTGTATGGATTAAAAAGGAATCAACCTTCCGCTGAAAGATTGCAACAGATCGCCGACTACTTCAACGTGTCCACCGACTACCTATTGGGACGCACTGATAATCCGAATATTGCAAAGGATACCGTCACAAAAACAGAAATAGACCTCAAAAAGGACGCAGCAGAAAGCTTCTTTTACGATGGACACGAACTCAACGACGAGGATTTAGACCTCATCTCCTCACTACTAGAAGCTCGTATGAGAAATAGAAAGTAATACTTGCCTATGACAACACCCGAACAAGTCTGTTCTGAACAAGGTATCGATCTAGTTTATTTTGATGGTAGAGGTTCCCACAATAAAGGACTTTACAACCAACCCCAAAATCTCATAGCGGTAGACACTTACCTAGATGATATTGAAAAAAAGAAAGTCATCTATCACGAGATAGGACACAAAGAGCACGACCCAGAACAGTACAAACGAAGACGAGAAGAATACGAACTCCAAGCAGATAGGAACATGATACACTACCTGCTAAAAGAAGAACTTGAAACGATGAATGACTTCACTAATTTCAACTACCTTCATTTCATGGAGAAATACAACCTCAAAACCATGACAAATGAAATCATGGTCAAGGAAGAATATTTAGCATTGTTGAATTAAAAATGAAAGGGATATAAAATGGCTAAAATTATCAAAGTAACTGGTGCGGAGATCACAATCGCACACAATGAAGAGTATCTAAAATTAAACCCATCTGAGTTGAATTTTGTTCCACAATTAGGAGATGAGGTTGAAGTTCACAAGATCGATGGAGAAATCATTGTCATGAAAAAAGACAGTGAGAAAGATGATAAAATCAACATCAATATCGTCAACGAAAATAACGCTGTCCAAAATCAGTCGCAAGTCGTTAATACTCAGCAGACCGCTTACGGATTGCATTATGTAAATAAATGGGTTTATTTCTTGTTAGCTATATTCTTCGGCGGATTAGGTGCGCACCATTTTTATGCTGGATATAATGGCAAAGGGTTCTTTCACCTAATATTGCTTGTAACTGGTATTTCTGTTATCCTTGGTTTTTTCCAAGGAGTCCTAGCTTTGTTCAAGACGCCTGATGCGAATGGGAAAATTGCTGTCTAG